CGTTGACGGTGATAGAGAGCGTGGCTCCTGCGCCTATGCCGGGATCAAGGACAGGAACCGTATATGTGCCGGGAGTCTGACCTGAGCCTGGAGTCACCACAGTCGCATAAGCAACTGTCCCGTTATTTCCTAGCGCGATGATATTGTAGAGGCTGAATGTTGGAACTCGAATTTGCTGCTGCGTCAATAATGGCGGATACGGAACATTCGCAGTCCAAGCCGCTGTAGCGACAGCATCGGCTGTGATCGTATTTGTGAATGGAACTACTGTAATTGTTCCGGGACTCAAGAAATTCGTTCCGACGTTCGGTCCACCTAGAAGCGAAGGCGTTAACCAACCCCCTGTGACGTTCTGGAACGACCAGACGTTCTCCATCTGTATTTTCGTGTACGCTTCGTTTATGCGTGTGGCGGCAAGCCCCCTATTCATGCCGGGGATGGTGCCAAGAACGTCTTGTATGAGGTTCTGAAACGCCACGTCCAACCATCCCTACTTACCTGCTACGCGCTTGCGTGTGGGCTTCTTCTTTCCGCCCACGTACTTTCCTGTTCGTCCCGACGCCCCAGCACCCGTCCTGATCTTTCCTGCGACCCGTTTCCTCGCATGATGCTTCCTGTACGCAGGGTTGCCGTCAAAGTGCGCGTCATCTCCATCGTCGTAGAGGGGATTAGTCTTCGTCTTTTTCGTAGACACGGTTTGTTTCCCTCCAGTATCGCGGGAACTCCTCGTTCGTCTTCCTAGCGAGGTCAATTTCTCCAGAAACTTTGATTCCGCCAACCACATAATTAGTTGGCGTTATCTTAGCCGCAGAACCACCACCTGAGTTGTTGTATTCATTGGTCGCCATGTTGTCCTACTTTCCGGCTACGCGCTTCCTTGCGCCCTTCTTTTTGTTGGAGGGTATCTTTTCCGATAACAATGGATTTGTTTTCGCTGCAATCTTCTTCTTCTTAGACATGGGGATTCCTTTCTTCCTGTTGAACATCCGTTACGACACATTCAGTTACTTGAGGATGGTGCGCTTTGAATGCTTCTTTCCCTTGCCGCCCTTGTGGACGTGAATCGTGCTATGGCCCTTGACGTGATGGTTGGCCGCTACCGTGTGCTTACGGTTCCGTGGTGCTGCTGCCGAGTGAATCTTTGCTTTTCCAATTCCCTTAATCATTTCAGTTCTCCTTTGCGTTTTTGAACTTCACCCTCTGTTAAAACGCCCTCCATAGTTGACCCTTCCGGGGCTACAGAGGGCGTCTAATTGTCTGCAATCACCGGGAGAGGGAGAGACAGACTTTGTGTTGAAACTCGTTAAGCCCCGCCAATCACTGTCAACTGCACTTGCTTCGTCGCAATACTGACAGCACTCGACAAAGGAACCCATCCAGGTGTTCCCGTGAAAGAGAAGGTGTACCAGAACAGCGCCCATGTCTGCGCGTTTCCTACGCCCGTAGTCGGTGCAGGAATACCGATGTAAGTTCCGTCCGTTGTCACCGCTACTCCCAACACCGCATCAATGAAAAAAGGTGTGAAGGCTACCGAAATTATGTCGCCAGTTGTCGAGTTGTAACCAGCAGCAGGAGCATTGCCGTATCCAACAAACACCTGACGGTTTCCAGTGTGGATTGGATACTTCACCGGAGTTAAGGTCGTAAGAATCATTGCCGCTCCTTGTTGAGAAAACTGTGGGGTGGATATTCCTACCCACCCCTTTGCTAACCGTTAGTCTTGGTAGATTGGCGAATCCAACTGAATCTTGAACGGCGTACCTGTCAGAGGTGACGCAATCGGATCGAGTACGTTACCGATTGCAAATGGACCGTAAGTTGCGCTCGATGCAGTCATGGTTCCGTTTGCTGTTGTAGTTGCATTTTGAACAATAGCAAACTGACCGAGTGCTTGCGTTTGGCCACCAGAAGATGCAATAACCGTAGCAACTCCAGCTTCCTGAATGAACCCATAGTTTCCAGGAGTGATCGTGTTCAGGAATACAACTGGGTGAACTGGTCCAACTCCTGCTTGGGTGGCTGCTGGGGTACCAGCGTTTCCTAACGCAATATCGGCGCTGGTAACAATGTTCTGACTGATGCCCAACTGCGCTACAACCGTACCCGGAGTTCCGCCAGTTGCGAGAGTGAATGTCGGAGCCGAAACGTATCCCTGTCCACCATTGATAACTGTGACGGTAATTGCGTTAGAGGCTGTAACGACAACCTGAATCACCGCTCCAGACCCGCCGCCGCTTCCGACAGTTGCCGCAACCTGAGAGGTACCAATAGTCTGACCGCTTCCCTGCGTCAGAACGACAACAGACTTGACCGATGATCCTGAGCGAATGTAGCCGACAGTACCCGTCTTAACGTTCGCGGCGGTAGCGCCTGAGTCAACCTGCACATACCGATAGCGACCGCTATACAGAAGACCAGTTGCGGGATTGGACAAGCTGGCAGCTTCATCATTCGTCAAGTCGAAGTAGTCGCCCTGATTCAAGCCACCAGCATTGTAGGGAAATCCTGTTACGTTATCTCCCTGACCAGACTGGTACGGCGAGTTCTGGCTGTTGAGTGTAAGCCAAGTTGGCAAAGCCTGCTGTTGTGGCATGATCGAATCTCCTTAACTACTTCGTTTTCTTAACTCTGTCAATCAAACTGCTGCTTAGCCGATGGAAGTAAATCCATAAGCATACGCATTCTGCCTAGGCTGGACGCAGTAGAGGTTCGTCGCCAAGCGCATGAAGATGGTATCCACGCTCACGTTGTTCCACTGACTCGTCCTGCGAACGCCGAAGTTCCAACCGGGCTTGTCTGTCGTCCGCAGCTTGAACGTCTCAGGCGTCAGGAAGTAAATCGCTTCCGATGGCTGAATCAGAGCATTCGACGGCAAACCAGAGTTTGTTGGCGACAGCGTAACCGGCGCACCTGATGCGTTATTGAACTGTGGAGTTTGGTAGGTAATCGTGGCAGTGTTCGATCCAACGCCGTCAACCAACGATGTGTTGCCCGATGCTCCACCTGTTGCCAGAGGAATGTAATACTGAGCAACCGCCGAAGGAGCGAGAGGATCGGAGTAAATCTGCGTACCGTTGAACTCCAGAGCATCCCAAGTGATGTCGTGCTTCGTGTTTGAGATGTCTCTGCGGTAAGCGTCAAGAGCAATCGCAATCGCCTTGAATCCGAACACGTTCGTGATGCCCAACTTCGGCCTTCCGCCCGTGATCTTGCACTGCGACCAGAGTTGCATCAACGAACCAAAGTTGATCTGGCCCGGTCCTGACGTTGCAGGGGCGGCTGCTGTTCCTGTCGTTACCTGCTGACCAAGATACAGCGGCGTCACGTTGATCGATGCACCGACCGCGCCGTTACGCAACTGCTGGCCGTAGGAGGTATAGCGGTTGCCATACAGCGATGTGTCGATACCGTTATTCAACGCTTCGTCCAAGCCGTTCGATACCTTGTAACGGTTGTCAGATACCGTCGAAGACGATTGCTGTCCGTGACGGAACGAGTCCATCTCAAGCATCGTGTTGATCTGCATCACCAACGCTTCCATGAAGATTGCGTAGATGTCGCAGATGCGGGCAGGACCAGAGTTAATCACACCACCCGTGCCAGAGCCGTCGTCCATTTCCCAGTCGTCCATCGGGAACCAAGAAGCATATCCCTTCTCGTAGAACTTCAGCTTGTCTGTGATCTGCTGACGGGTCACGGTAATCGTTTGTCCAGGGTTGACACCAGCGCCCTGCGGACGACCGTACAGGAAGACTTCCGTCATGCCTGCGCCACCAAGGTAAGGATCGGCTACACCGGAACGGCGCAACTCCTCAAGGAAGGGAGTGCCCACAAAGAAGCAGTTCCAAACTACCTCTTTACGTACCGACTCTAAATTTGTGCTGTCAATTTCGCCAAAACTTGGGTCTGTTGGTGTGATCGGCATGTCGTTTCCTTTCAGCAATTAAGCTGTTTTCTGAATCTTGCTTACGCTACTACTGCTTGACGCTCTTCCAAAGCCTTGTGAATGTTGTCCAGAGAAGTCTGTCTGCGCTCCTGTGGAGTCATCTTTGTTGGGTCCTTGCGCTCACCCGCTTGCTGCGCTCTCCGCAAATCAGAGAACTTCGATGAACCCGGAGGCAGCTTTGTGTCTGGATTGCTTCCAGCCTGCTCCGCTCTCAATCTTTCCTTGGCTGAAAACTCATCCTGAATCTTCTTGAGTTCCAACTTGTGCGATTCGTCCTTAGCGGCGACGGCTGCTGCTGCAATCGCATCGTCATGAGCCTTTGCTTCGGCTTGACGAATTTCCTCACGCTTCTCCGAAAACTTGAAAATCGAATTTGCGTAGGTCGCGGGGTCCTTATACTTGTTGGCTTCGGCCTGACGAAGTAGTTCTGTGGGAGAGATCGGCATTTCCCTGCCATACAGATTTCTGTATTCCCACTGAATATTTGCGACGGTTCCAAGAGAATTTCCTAGCTGGTCGCGTACTTCATTGATTGTGAAGGTCGGTGTGCCGGGAGTCTTGTTTGGGTCTACGACAGGGAGTGGTGCAGGAGTAAATACGGGAGCATCCGCTGGTACAAATCCCAAATCTTTCAGTGAGGAATGCTGTGTCTTGTACCACGCCGCTTCCGCTGCTGCGTCTGTTGCGGCCTTGGCTAACTTCTTCCGCTCTTCTTCCCATGCAGCCAGACCAGGATTGTAGGTATTATCCCGAAAATCCGCCCAACCTCTCTCGGCGGCTTCGGCTGCTGCTTTCGCTTTATTGGCTTCTACTAAAGCCTCTTCCTGCGCTTTCCTATCCGCTTCAGCCTTTACCGCTAATTCCGATGCTGCTTTTTCTTTCTGTGCGGCGGTCTGTTCGATACCCGTCACGTAATCTGTGAGACCAGTTCTGGCCTTCGCGTCAAGAGCGTCGATCATCTCTTGGGTCCATCCGCTCGCTAGTAATACTTCGGCTAAAGTAATCATGGTTCACTATCCTCCCGGATTTGTGTTTGTTAACCTACTTGTGGTTGCTGCGAGGTTGGAGTGGGCTGAGATGGCGTAACCATTGCCGTCTGTGCCTCTCCTATCGCTTGCACGATTTTGTTCATTTGTGACGCAATTTGTGGATACGCCTGCGAGATTTGCTGGGCGACGTTGGACCAGCTTCCTAAAAGACTTTGGATTTGGTTCGCTGGTTGTTGGGAGGGAGGGCCTTGCTGACCCCCGCCCTGCGGTGGGGGTGGTGCGCCGGGGCCACCTTGTGATGGCCCGCCTGCGCTTGGATCGGGTGTTGGCATGGGCGAAGTCGCCACGTTAGTTCTCCTTCGTGGTTAAAACTACGCCTTTACAACACTCTTCTTGCTGTGGCGCTTGCCGCCGCGCTTCCGACCGACCTTCTTGACGTGTGCTTTCTTTCCACCTACGCGATGCTTTGCCATTGGGAATACTCCTTTTTTGGTTGAAGGTTGACTGTAAAAGGAAATGGCCCATCAGGCCACTTCACCTAATGAGCCATTGCGTATTCCCTCTAAAACTTCTGCGCGAGGGGCGCATGTATCTCGATGAATCTTCTAAACCGTAACCATTTTTCTTCGGTTTGTCAAGTACTTTTTACAGGAATTTTGTATCCAAGCCTAAAAGATCACGAATTTTCTGGTCAATCGCCTCAGATGGAATCTTTTCTTTCTGCTCTACATTGATTCCGAGAACACTCCCATCATTATAAAGAGTGACGCTTTTCCCTGTAGTTTGGATTGCCTTCAATGTGTCGTCGAGTTCACCGGCATGAGAAGGTAATTCCAAATTAAATTCCGTGACGTAATACGATTTCTGTGTCTTGACTTTGATTGCCATTCCCTCTCCTTATGTCGTTTAGATTCTTACAGTTACGATTCTTTTACCACGGTCCTGGGTGTTCCACCCGCCGCACCCTTTTGAGCCAACTTAGGTGAGGCTTTTCCCGAAGAAGGCCGTCCTCCAGGATGCTGTCCACCCGGCGCTTTTCCTCCGCCTCCGCCGCCGCCTTTTCCTTTATCCTGACCGCCTTCAAGAACCGAAGGATCAATGCCCATTTCTTTCAACTTCATCATTGCCTTGGCTTTGGCAACAATTTCCATTACCTGTAAATCAACCTGTTCATTGAAGAATTTGTCTTTTAGTGTGTTTCCGTCTGTCTTTCCCCAATTGTCGATTTCTAGGTTTTCAAAGACAAAACTCCAAGGAAGAGGAGCACCGCCTCTCTTGAGTTGCAGCAACAGCATCTGCCTCTGCATCTGTGTGATCTTAAGCAACGTGCTAGGAACCGAAATCAACCGCAGTTTCCTGACAAAATACTTTGCCCTCGTCAGCCTGTCGTACATCGAAGGCGTTGTGGGATACATATTTCCATTTACAAACTCGTCAGGCAAATGGCTTGGCACCATGTCGTCAGGATTGTAGTCAAACATTTCCTTTGCCATGCCGTCCTGACCAACGTACTCAATCAACCTAGCAGCGTCAAACCATTGAGGAATAAGGTACTTCATCCTCTCGCCCAGCTTCTTGTTCGCCTTCTCAATCCTCATCGCAATCCCTCTCGCGATAGGACCGATAGCCCCAACTTCTTTGTCTGCTGTGTCGTTGGCGAGGTTCAACTTCATGTTCGCTAGGTTTCCAACGTCGTTTAATCCTAATTGCGCGAGAAGTTTTTCAGATAGGTATTTGAGCCAAGTAAAGTCTGTGGTGTCTACCAAAACAGATTCGGGAAGTAATGATTGGAATGCTTTTGTTGGTTCCTGACCGCCTGCAAGTCCAAGGCGAACATCTTCCTCGAAAATATCGAAGTGTTCAATCTTGGCTCCGCCATTTGTGTCAAGATCGTAGCCCATTGGCGGATTCTTTCGTGCAGTCATGGTCTGATCGACCTTGCGCTCATGCTTCCTAATCGTTGTCTGGATTGACGCTACATCCCCGACTAACGATCTTCCTGAAGGCTCCCAAGCTACATCGTCAACCGTGTACTGAATGATTGGAATCTTTGGGTCCCAGTCGAACGAGGTGCCGTCGTACATCACCCTGTCGAGTCCATTTGAAGTAGTGATGAGCCGCAGGTTTGGATAAATCCTGCAATCCTCAACCATGGCTGGGCGCATGTAAGGTTGACCATTCCTCATCCCGCCGAAGATTTCCTGACCCAAGAATGGAACCTTGTAAAACCATGAGGTTCCTTCATTACCCATATTCATTTCCATGCCACTTGTATTGATCCGTATGTCCCTAACGAATGTGTATCTGATCTCCGTGTAGAGATTTCCAAAGCTCTGGCTCTGCGTCTCTCCAACTTGCCCATAACGCCACGTCGCCGCAAAGTCCTGTCTTTGTGCCTGAATCAGAGACTTGTAATTTGATCGTCCGACCGTCTGGAGTTGTCCTGCAAATAACGGGAATCTTGCGCACGCCTCTGCGATAGGCATGTAATCGTAAACCGTTACGCTGTAGGCATCCTGTACGTCATTGGTTTTTGACGGAACCTGCGTAGGCATTACGTCCAATAGTCCTAGCGCGTCAAAGACAAGCTCTCGTGGACCAAAATTGTAATCGGAACCGCGAACCTTCGACCACAGGTAACCGACGCCCATAACGGCGGCGTATTGCAGTACTTTGAGAATTTGAAGTGGAAAGTCTGATTCTAAATAGACGCATTTTGAGACCTTTGTAAGCATCTCTGCCATCTTCTTGTACACTTCTACGTCTGAGCTAAAACCAGCGATTTCACGTACTTCCGCCATCGTTGTGCAGAATTTATTGATGCTGTATCTTAACTCATTCGTGACAAGCGAACTCTTGGTTTTATCTCTAAATATTCCATCGAAAACACGTAGATTAGCGTTTAGATTCTTGTACGAGGGCTGGCCAGAAAGCCAACCCTCAGCCTCGGTTACCTGCGAGTCAACCCAAGCGATTTTTTCGCTATCTAGGGCTTCCCAGTCAGGGACACGCCAACGAACTATATCCATCTGCTTGGCAACCGGAGTTTCAAGTCTAAGGTAGGTCACCCATCATTCCGTTTCCTCCCGGTCACGTCTTTAGATTCCGAGTCCCACCTCGGTATCGGCTAAAATGAATCTTAAACCAAACCTCCTCAATAGTCTAGTGATTTCTCTCGTAGGCTTCGCTATGAAGGTAGCTTTCCCGTTCGTAGGCGGTTGGGTCCTTCTTCCCATCCATTCTTTCCAGAGCACGGCGCATGAAATCTTTATTCAGATTATTCCTTGCGTTCGCCATTTTTGTCCGCATCTCAGAACGCAATTCCTCTGCGAATTGGCCCTCTACCGCTCCCCTTTGCTCCTGCTGGCAACGATGCTCAACCTGTTCCTGTTGCCTCTGAAGTGACGAATACCGTTCGGCCTCAAGTGCCGAATTGCAAACAATCTTTTGGTAACCTTTTGGCGCAGGAATATTTTCAGGAAGACCAGCCATCAACTTCCCTGACGCATCCTTATAGAACGTCACTTTCTTACTCAACTGCGCCGTCCTACTCCATCCCTTTGGCCGCAGATCGTATGCCATGTCAGAGGCTCTATCGGTCAAGTTGTACCAGTGGTAAAGCAGGAAGTTCTTGATTCCTGGGCCGTAGGATGGAGAATATTTCGAGTGCATCCAATCAGTTCCAAGCCAGTGAGAAACCCCGTCGATCACGTCCTTTCCCTCTAAGAAGAATGATCCGTTGTATGTGTACCACTTTCCTTTTGAGAACCAGCACAGTTCAATATGATCCTCGCGCCATACGATAACGCGCTGATCTTGACTCTCAGGTAAACGCTTCTTGACGCTTACCCACTGCTGTTCTTTCTTGGTGGCGATAACCTGTTCCTTGCGCTGCTTCTTGAGCGCGGCTAGTTCTGCTTGGAGTATGGAGATTCTATCGACGGTTGACATGTTCCCTCATTCTTCGTTGTTCCAACATCTTGTCCATCATATCCAAGTGCTGTGCGCCCGATGCTGTCCTTGCCGGTTTCTTGAGCATCTTTATATCGCTTATGCCTAGTTGAGTGACGCTCTGTGCATTCAGATATTCGAGGAAGTCTAACGCTTCCTGCGGAACAACCATGTCAGGATAGATGATTATGTCGTCCTGTGCGCTCATCCCTAATCCTCAACGTTGTCCATAGTCTTAGTCTTCAATAATCTTAAGCACTTAAAAGACTTGCCGGGATAGATGCGAAGGATTGGGTACAAAATAACTCCCCATCGCTTCTCGTCAACACTCACATTATTCCATATAGGCACTAATGCTCCCCAGTATAAATCCAATCCAAATATGCCTCCCCGAACCGTCAGATGTCCCTTGCTTGACTTAAACTTGAATCTAGTCTTCAATTCCCAACTTAGTCGCTTGTTTATCATTGTCCATCCTCCAATTGTGGAACTTGGCTAACACCGCTTGAAACCTTTCTCAACTCAGCACCGGATACGTGAATCGTTTCGTATCCTTCTCCAGATTCCGACCGCTTAAATCCTAAAAGAACAGGTCCAGCCGTAGCCTCGCGCACGTACTTTTCCTTTTCCTCCAAGAAAAGCTGCTCAGTCAACAGCCTTCCGTCCACATCGTCCACAACTGTTTCCCCGCGCTCTAAGGCTAGTTTACATACAGGAGTAGTCATTAGGTGGACGAAATTCTCTGAGAACTTCATCCTCTTGACGGCTTCCATCGTCGCCGCATGCCGCTCAGGGTAGGTCATGTCCGCAGGATTCTTTCGCTTGCCTAGCCTTACATCCTGTTCCTTGCGCTCATAATAATCCCGTTCGTCTATCCTGCGCTTGCGTTGCTCAGCGTAACGAGGCTGAATCTTGGTCCACTGAAGTCTGTCGAACTTGGACCGTTCTCCTAGCCTCTCAATGTCGCGATTGCCAAAGTAGAGGATAGGTCCGTATGCCTTGTATTTGATTACAAGTTCAAACTCATCAGTCCCACGGCACTGCACGGAGCCGAAGTCCCAGAGGACTGTCAGCCATGGAGTCCAGAGGGCTAGACAGCGTTCGTGTTCATTCTGGCGCTTGGTGAGTTTGAGGAACTTCACCGCTTCCTCCCAACCATTCCCGCTAGTCCCGCCTTCGTCCCCTCATGCGCACGGTTGAACGGTGTCAGCAGTTCCTGATCTGGAGGAAAACCATCTCCTTCAATGCGCGGCTTGTTGGATAGGTCTACGATCTCCCCGCCGCCATCAATGTATCTCTTGACGCGGGTATCATCGCTCAAAATAGGCTCAGTAATAACCTTCGGAGCCTCTTGCGCCGCTTCTTCTGGCTTGTTCCACTTGTCGTTCCACCACTCGATTATTCCCATTGTCCTCTCCCGTCTACTGAAACCTCTCACGATACGATTTTAACGCCTCGTCAGCATCAAAGGTAGCATCTACCAATCTTTTTCCTTGGTCTAATTGGGATTGTAATACACTAGACCAAATCCCACGTTCATCTTGAACATCATCCCTTCGGCTCTGTTCCGCTTTGTCCTCTTTTTCCTGTTCACGGTATTGAAGTTGCATAGCATCGTTTCGTTCTTCGGTTTTCTTTGTTGTTAAAATCAATCTCATTATCCCCTCCAGTTACCACTCTCCAACTGAAAATGTGTTGCTCATGCAGCGGCCCTTGTTTGGGTCGTTGTTCTTCTTCACTGGTACATCATAACGCCTTTTCGCTCGTTCCGTGAGAATATCCATATCGTGAGCCGTGAAAAAAGATTGCGCAGCCGCTCTCACCCTGTCGTCGTGCTGTCCTGTGCGATGCTCCATCTTGGATTTTCCGCTTGTGGCATGGCGCTCTAAGGCCTTCAATTCCTCGATCAGCCAACGAGACGACGGCACATACCAGCCACCGTTTACAGCTTCCACAAAGCGCGTCATGAGCATAGGAACACTCCATGGACTTGACCACCATCCTTCATGGCTTCCTGCTTCCGATTTGATTTTCTTATTGTCGTATCTCTTTGGTTTGTGATGGTGGTTGAATCCCATCATCTTTAGTTGGTGCTGGCACGTTTCTCCTGGTCTCCCAATCTGCTCGATTACATATTTCATCCCTCTACTGTCAGGGCAATAAGGACCGTAATATGCACCTAGACAGGCCGCAAATGCCACTACCTGAGCCGCATTCACTTTGTTGGATGTGAACTCAGCAACCTGTTTATCTGCCTCACCTTGGAATCTGTTGTTCGCCACAGAGAGAACCGTTCTGTCCTCATCCTCTTTTCCAAGTCCATCTGCAGTGTCAATCCCACAGGAATAGTATTGTCCTTTTTGCGGCTCCTCGTAGATCAAAATACGGTCCATTGTATTTCTCTCTACCTCTTCGTCCATTGGTATAAGTGGAATCATTTCCCACTCGTACCTCTGGTCTCTATGTGATTTCCATTTAACCGTAATGGATTGTTTGCTTCCATCTATAATAGATGGGTCTGGGTAGAACGATTCATCAACGTCATGCCCGATGATAGCGTACTCTTGAACCACGCTTTTTCTCTGTCTCTTATCACCAACAATCTCATATATATTATTCTCCACTTCGTCAATCACTTCCGGCTCGAAGATTGAATCATGTTTACCTGTTAGAGATTCAAAATCGTCGGCTGGCATCTGCGATGCCCAAGTCTTCTGAGTGTGATTCTTGCACGCTTGGTTATAGTTGAACTCCCAGAACCACTGCTGTTCCACGGGCATCCTGTAATTGATTCCAGCGACTCTCGACAAATATGGCGTGTTGCGAATGTATGACTCGCAGCGACGAACATGCTTGAGTGTTACGTCGCTTGGTCTCCAGCTATTTTCAATCGGAAATTTCCTTTTCCAGTCTGGCTGCGGATAGATTTCAGGACACATCGGCCACGGGATAAACATCGGAAAAAGTCTTGATTGTCCTTTAGGCCAATCTTCTTTTGCCGCTCTCCATGTGTCTGCAAGCCATCCTGTGTTTCCGCCACCTGTGCCTTCCAAAACCATGAACAGATTCTTTGACGAGTGAGCAGCGCGGAACAGACCTTCTTCAATAGTTTTCACGGGATCGGGGATGTCGGCGATCTCTGACAGGTGGACGCAGGATGGGGTCCAGCCTTGCGCCAATCCTGTCGCCTGCATACCAGACTGTACCGACAAGATTGATCCGTTAGAGAATCCTCTTTTCGGAGTCCTGTATGGAACTAACCAGAACGGGCAACGCTCGTATGCCGTGTCGATGATTCGCGAAATGAGTTGTGATGCCTCCGCCTTAACCGAAGCCATAATAGCCTGAGTGTGGGGCAGGAATAGCATCCTATGCAGGAACTTCAATGCAGTCTCGGTCGTGATTCCGAGTTGTCTTCCTTTAAGAATAAGGAGTTCGATTGACACTTGCTTCTCATCGAAATCGGCGATTACTGACTCGTATATTCTTTGAGACATGCGAGGTTGAAATTTGTAAATCTGCCCCTTCTCATCGCATACGAACGCATAATTTGTCTCCCAGTAAAAGCTGTCTAAACCGCAGAGAACCTGCTCGTTCTCAATCCACCGTTTGATTTCCGCTCTGCGCTTGTCGGTCATCGGCGCAACGCTCTCTATCCAAGAGCCTTTAGAGTTGCTTCCGATCTTAACTACAGAATCAACATACTTTTTGAACTCGGTAACCTCGTCAAGCGTGTGACGAATAGGTCTCCAAGCATTCTTCGCTTCAAAGAGGTCTAGGTTGGCATCAATGATCTTTTGGCTATACATAATGTCACCTGACCATCGTCCGCTTGCCCCTTGGAACCCATGCTGGAATCAAACCCATGATCCTCTTTATGTAGGCCGCATCTGAATCGTCCATCTGCTCTATCACATCTTCGTAGCTGTCAAATATCTGCTGCCCAGAGAAGGATAAGAAAGATGCCTGTAGTGTATCGTAAAGCGCGAACTCTCGCGGCCAATCGGGATCGTTATGGTCCTGCGCGATCTGTTTTCCAAGGTCGATGAAGCGAATCACTTACCCTCCAATTTCTTCCTTGCCGCCGCAACCTTTTCCTGCATAGCGACTGGTTGTGGAAACAGTGTCTCCACGTCAATCTCTTCGTCTATTACAACCTCTGGTTCCGCCAAAGTATCTCCATCGTCAGGTGCAAAATGTTTATTAAATGAATCCAATGTGTTCCTAGCTTTAGCCTCACTGTACTGGGATTCCCAATACCATTGCTGCTCCTTGGGCATCTTCCAATCGCTTCCTGCAATCTTAGCAAGATACGGCGTTGAATGAATGAACTTTTCGCACTTCTTCCTGTGCTCCTGTGTTTCCAATATAGGCTTCCATCCGGTTGGTATCGGGTAATGACGCAGCCACTCTGCTTGCGGATAGAGATCGGTACACATGACCCATGGAATAAATATAGGGAAAAGACGCGACTTCCCCTGTGACCAGTATTTTTTAGAGTGCCGGTATAGGTCGGCAAGATAACCAGATTCAGACTCCTTCATCCCATGCAGAACGAGGAATGTGTTGCGAGATGAATGGATTGCTCTTAACAAACCTTCCTCTATCGTCTTTACTGGGGTTGGTAAGTAATCCACGCCCGTGACGTAGACGCACTGCGGAGTATATCCTTGCGCGATTCCAGACGCCCTTCCAGATTGCGGGGTAATTCTAGATTGATTACCGAATGCTCCTTTTGGCATTCTTATCGGAACTAACCACCACGGCATCTTATCGTATGACACAGACAATACCTGTTCCATATACTCAGTTTTTTCGTGTGTCACTGAGCATAGTAAGGTAGTCGTATTTGGAACAAACAAAGTGCGGTGCAGGAACTTTAAAAGAATCTTGGTAGATGTTCCGTTTTGCCTTGAGCCTAGTATTAGCAACTCGATTCCGAACCCGCGATCCTCAAGATCGGCAATCACAGAATCTAAAACTTCCTGAGATTTCCTATTCTGGAATTTCCTCACCGTTCCACATTCGTCTGTTATGTAAGCGTACCGGCTTTCAAAATACCCACTGTCG